AAACTGAACTAAACACAACACAAGCAGGTGCAGGCTTAGGTGCAAGTGGCGCATACACAGCAATTGGTGTTTATGATGCTGATACAAATGCAACTGGTGGTTACTACATTGGTGGTGCTACATCACTAGCAAATGCAGACAAGCTACTAGACTCAGCACTAAAGGCAGAAGAACTAGTACGAAGCGCAGGTGATAGCGCAACATTAAGTTCAGCACAAAGCTATGCAGACAGTGCAGAAGCAGACGCTATCGCGGCAGCAGAAGCAAAAGACGTTGTTCGTGCAGCAGCAGCTAACGCATATGCTGACCAAGCAGAAGCAGATGCAAAAGCATATACTGATACACGTGAAAGTGCTATCACAACTGCATACCAAGCAGCGGATACTGTACTACAAAACAACATTAATACAGAAAAAGGTCGTATTGATGCTATTTTAACTGCATCAACAGCAGATAAAGACACATTTGCAGAAATCGTTACATTTATTAACGCCGTTGATTCAACAAACGATACAGCACTAGGTACTGAGATTACAACACGTGCAAACGCAGACGCTACATTACAAACAAATATCAATAATGAAGCAACCGCACGTGCAAATGCAGATACAGCACTAGCAGATGACCTAACTGCAAAAATTGGTGATGGCACAGTTGACGGTTCAGAAGGTAACACAATTACTGATCGTATCGCAACATCACTATCATCAGCGCAAAGCTATGCTGACCAAGTAGAAGTAGATGCAAAAGCATATACTGATACCCGTGAAACAGCAATCACAACTGCATATCAAAACTATGCAGATCAGGCAGAAGTAGATGCAAAAGCATATACAGACACACGTGAAAGTGCTATCACAACTGCATATGAAGCAGCGGACACAGTATTGCAGACAGCGATTGATACAAAGCTAGCAGCATCAAGCTATACAGCAGCAGACGTATTAACAAAAATTAAAACAGTTGATGGCGCTGGCAGTGGACTAGATGCAGACCTACTAGATGGTCAATCAGGTGCATACTACCTGAATTGGACAAACGTTACAAACAAACCAGATCCAGTAATTACAGTTACACTAACAGGTGATGTTACAGGTACTGCAAATACAACACTAACAGATCTAGCAAGTGGCACCGTATCAGTATCAACAACTATTGCAGCAAACAGTGTTGCACTAGGCACAGATACAACTGGTAACTATATGGTCAACGTTGCAGCAGGAACAGACATCAGTGTATCACATACACAAGGTGAAGGTTCAACAGCAACCGTAAGCAACACATCAACACTTGATAGTGTAACTGGACGTGGTGCATCAACAACCAATGGCATTACAGTTGGCAGCGTAACTGTTGACTCTGTTAATACCATGGATGGCACAACTTCAACTGTTGCATCAACAACACAAACAGCAGTTGACTTGTACTTAGCTGCAAACTATGCAGGTGCAAAACTGTTTATCAGTGCAAGAGATACAGTATCAGGCAATACACAAATGTCAGAACTATTAATCACAAATACAAGCACTGTAGCATCAGCTACAGAGTACGGCGTTGTACAAACAAGTGGTTTAATTGCTGCATTTGATGTAGATGTATCATCTGGTATGGTTAGACTTCTTGTAACAGGTGCAAGTACAAACTCAACAAAATACCAGATTTCAATGAATGCAATGATGGTATAATATTTTAAAATTAGTGTGGCCCACCGCGATGTGTGGGCTACACATATAAGCTATACGGGAGATTGAACTATGGCTAACAATAAAAGATTTATTACAAAAAATGGTGTAGACGTTAATAGTAATACTATTATTAATGTTTCAAACCCTTTAAATGCTCAAGATGCAGCAACAAAAAGTTATGTTGACACTAGTGCTAACGGACTACAGACATCACTAGATACTGAAGAATCAGCACGTATTGCAGGTGATAGCGCAACATTAAGTTCAGCGCAGTCATATGCAGATAGTGCAGAAGCAGATGCTATTGCAGCAGCAGAAGCAAAAGACGTTGTTCGTGCAGCGGCAGCAAATGCATATACAGATGGTCGTGAAACAGCAATCACAACTGCATATCAAACATATGCGGATAGTGCAGAAGCATCTGCAATCACAAGTGCAAACACATATACAGATGGTCGTGAAATAGCTATCACAACTGCATATCAAAACTATGCAGATCAAGCAGAAGTAGATGCAATCATAAGTGCAAATGCATATACAGATGGTCGTGAAACAGCTATCACAACTGCATACCAAGCAGCAGACTCAGCACTAAACAGTGAAAAAGTAAGCAAAACATCAGCACAAGCACTTGCGGCAGATGGAAACGTACTAACAGCATCAGGAAACATCCTAACACTGAAGCGTGGTGACGGTACAACAGACACAGTTGACCTAAGCCTATACCTAGACGATACAAACGCAGCAGTAATTCAGTCAGGTGTTGTTGATGGCACAGGTATTGCAACATTTACACGTGACGATAACACAACATTTACAGTTGACCTGAGTCTACTACTTGACGATACTAACTTACCACGTATTATAAGTGCAGGTTGGAACACTAGTAACGGTGTACTAACACTAACACGTAACGACGAGACAGCAATAACAGTTGATTTGGATGATCGTTATTCACTAGGTTCACATAACCACACACTAGACTCATTAAGCAATACAACTATCACAAGTAATACTGCTGGTGAGATCCTAAAGTGGAATGGCAGTGCTTGGATCAATAATACTCTAGCTGAAGCAGGCATTCAAGCAGCAGGCAATTATATTACTACAACAACAACATTTGGTGGTGATGTAAGTGGAACATATAACGCAATTGTCGTTGCAGATGACAGCCACAACCACGTTATCAGCAATGTAGATGGACTACAAACAGCACTAGACGGTAAATATAGCACAAGTAACCCAGCTGGTTACACAACCAACACTGGTACAGTAACAAGCGTAAGTGGTACAGGTACAGTAAGTGGTCTAACACTAACTGGATCAGTCACATCAAGTGGTAGTCTAACGCTAGGTGGTGCAATTACTGGTTTTGCTACATCAGGTCATAACCACACACTAGATAGTCTAAGTAATACAACTATCACAAGTAACACTGCTGGTGAAGTACTTGTTTGGAATGGCAGTGCTTGGGTAAACAATACTCTAGCAGAAGCAGGTATTCAACCAGCTGGTTCATATCAGCCATCTGGCACATACAACACTATTATTGGTATTGATACTGACTACGCACTAACTGGCGCCAATGTGTTCAGCGGGTTAACACTAACAGACGGTGTTATCCAAGTGGTCACTACTCGTGCGCTAACCGCTGGCGATATTGGTGCAGCTACATCAGGTCATAACCACACACTAGATAGTCTAAGTAATACAACTATCACAAGTAACACTGCTGGTGAGATCCTAAAGTGGAACGGTAGTGCTTGGATTAATAATACTCTAGCTGAAGCAGGTATTGCCACAGAATCTTATGTCACTACAGCAATCTCAAACCTAGTTAACGGTGCGGACGCTGCATATGACACACTAAAAGAAATCCAAGATGCTATGGCAACTGATGCAGAACTATCTGCGGCTATTTCAGCTATTACAATTGGTAACGGCACTGTTACAGTAAACACAGGTAGTGGTTTGACAGGTTCAGGTTCATTTACTATGAACCAAACAGGAGCGACAACTGTTACTCTAAGTCACGCTGACACTTCAAGTGTAGCAAACGTTTCAAGCAACAACTCAGGTGGTGTATTCATCCAGGACGTTGCGCTAACATTTGATGCATATGGTCACACAACAGGTGCGTCAGTAGCAACAGCTACAATGACAAACTTCCACAGTGGTGTTACAGACATTAACTCAACAGTTGCAAGTAACAACGCATCAGGTTCAGTTAACATTACTTTCACTGACCTAGTAGGCGCAGTACACTATAACGTGTATCTAAACCGTATTCTACTACGTCCAAGTGAAGTTACAAATGTAAACACGTCAACTGGTCAAGTAACAATTGCAACAGGCGTTCTTGCAACAGACGACGAACTAGAAGTAACAGGACTAAAAATTGCATAATTAACTAACCAACGGTGGGGGGTATGACATCCCCCCACTTAGACAAAATTAACAAAAGTTAATGGAGTCAGTGGCGTACAAGATGTATTGCTTCGTGTTAGTTAAGCTCAAAAACAGAGGAGAGCTAAAATGTCAGATCGTTATATTCGCTACTATGATTCAAATAGTGGTAGCACAACAACAGGTACTTTCAATTTTGATAAATCAAAGAAGTACAAGCTAAACAAGACAAGTGGTTCAATTGAAGAAGTAACCGCCTTAACCCCGCTGGCCGCTGACGAAATCAGTATTCCAGGTAGTAAATCATCACTACGCCGTATTGGCGACCTAGAACGTAACATAACAATTCTAGCGTCAAAAGCTGGTATCTCTGGTGCAACAAACAGTGATACTGATACTGTTCTAAAAACAAGTGCGCAAGCACTAAGTACTGCAAGTAATGCACTAACATCAAGTAATGCTACTATTACACTAGCACGTGGTGATGGTACAACAGATGTAGTAACAGTAAACAACGTTGCAAACGCTTCAGCAGCGACTACTGCTACAAAATGGGCAACTGCTCGTACACTTACATTAGCAGGTGATGCAAGCGGCTCAGTTAGTATCGATGGTTCAGCAAACGTTTCACTAACAGTGGCAGTTGCGAACGATTCACACACTCACGCATTTGTTAACCTAACAAGCAAGCCAACAACACTAGCAGGTTATGGTATCACTGATGCATATACATCAACTAATGTTGACGCATCAATTGCGACCGCAATTTCTAATCTAGTTAATTCAGCACCAGGTACACTGGATACACTGAACGAACTAGCGGCAGCTCTAGGTGATGATCCAAACTTTGCCACTACGGTTACAAATAGTATTGCGACTAAATTAAATACTTCTAGTTACACTGCTGCGGATGTCCTTACCAAGATTAAAACTGTTGACGGGGCGGCGTCTGGTCTGGATGCAGACTTGCTTGATGGTAATCACGCAAGTGCTTTTGCTTTAGCAAGCCACACCCACGATGATCGCTACTATACAGAGAGTGAAGCAGACAGCCTTTTTGTTAACGCTTCTGGCGACACTATGAGCGGTGATCTTACAGTAAGCAAGGCTGCCGCAAAGGTCAGGCTTTATGACAGCGCAGGCACTACTGGGAACAATCCAGCTATTGAATGGGATACTCCTGCCAACCAAGGTATCGCTCTTTCTCTTAACATATACGACAATGAGCTTCCACAGGCTGGCTATGGCATGGTGTTTGGTCCCAGCAGCACTAATGCTCAGTGGCCTGCTACTGGCAACTTGAGCGTTTCTGTACTGGGCGAGTTGTATGCAGGTTCAGAGAGTCTTAGTACCGTAAATCGTGTATTCCACGATGCATACCACCCAAATGCTGACAAACTAACTACAGAACGTAACATCGCACTCACAGGTGCCGTTACAGGTAGTGTAAACTTTGATGGTTCTGGCAACGTAAGTCTTGCTACTACTGCAACTTCTGATCCGACATTGACACTCTCTGGTGATGCTTCTGGCTCTGCTACATTTACTAACTTGGGTAATGCTACTCTGGCAGTTACTATTGCAGACGACAGCCACGGACATTCGTTTAATAACCTTCTCAACAAAACAGGCGGCACTGGTAACTACACTTCTACTGGAACTTTCACTGGTGGGACATTTAATGCCACCTCCACTTCTGGTGGCGGCTTCCAAGGCATTGACGCTGATAGTGCGACAGCACCTTCCTTCACTTGGAGTGCTGACCTTAACACAGGTATTTACAGACCAGCGGCAGACCAGATTGGCTTTACAACAGGTGGTGTGAATAGACTAACCCTTTCTACAACTGGTATTACGACTTCACTTTGGATTGCTTCACCAACCTTTAACGCTACCTCCACTTCTGGCGGCGGATTCCAAGGCATTGACGCTGACACTGCAACATCACCTTCTTTCACTTGGAGTGCTGACCTTAACACAGGTATCTATAGACCAGCGGCTGACCAACTTGGCATTACTACTGGCGGCGCCGCTAGGGGTATATTTTCTGCTACAGGGTTATCCGTTACTGGTTCGATAACAGCAACTGGCGATGTCACTGCTTACTCAGATGAACGACTAAAAGACAATATTGAAGTTATTCCAAATGCTGGTGAAAAAGTAGCTGCCCTTCGTGGTGTTACATTTACCCGTAAAGCAGATGGCATTGCATCAACAGGTCTAGTTGCACAAGACGTGGCAGCAGTTCTTCCAGAAGCAGTTATTGAAGGTGACGACGGTATGCTATCAGTTAAGTATGGTAATATTGTTGGTCTACTAGTAGAAGCTATTAAAGAACTACAGGCAGAAGTAGCAGAGTTAAAAAAGAAATAATCACAGTTTAATGTGAAAAATAAACTACTAACTTAGAGGGGCTGGCCTAGCCCCTCTTTTTTATACTATAAATACCACTATGAAAATTGTCAAGCATATAGATACAGTAAAACATTTGCCACGATCCGCAAATCCCATAATAGAAACTCTTTCACTAGAATGGGTAGCATTTGAAGATTTATGGGTTACCCCTGATCAAGTAGCTACTTTTGATATCGGACATTTAAATGAAATATTAGAAAATTACCATCCTGCATTATTGAGATCCAGTAGTGTGGTGCTAATAGACGGACACCGTGTTTTATGGGATGGACAACATACTGCAACTGCTAATTGGATTATGGGTATGGACAAGGTTCCGTGCCTAGTTACGACGACTGATACGTTGGATTTTAAAAACATACCCAGCATAGAAAAGTTTGACAGTATACAAATAGCTAAATTAATGATGGATTTAATTGAACAAAATAATATATCTTCCATTGCGGATTTACAAAATTATATAAAAACATATGATAATTATCAAAACAGATAAATACAATAGCACAAACAAGTCCTTAAGGAGAATTTTGAATGGCGTTTCGTAAACTTGATTTACAAATGACTAAATCTGAAGTCGTTGACTTCACTGATGCGGTTATGGTACTAGCAAAAGAAAATACTAGTTCAACAGTTGATATCGGTATTATGGGCCGTATTGGTGTAAACACCTACGCTGGCCTGGTAAGAGATGGAGAAACTGGAAAATTCTTCCTAATTGATAACTACGCTCTTGGATCTACAGTAACCAGTAATGCAATTACTGAGGCAGGCATTACAGCACATGCAACACTTGAATTAGAAAACTTAATTGCTAAAAGCGATGTAGTAACCTATTCAGACGCACGTTTTAAGCACAACGTAGTAACTATTGATAATGCATTAGAAAAAGTAAATGCAATGCGTGGTGTTGAGTACGAAAAAGGTGGCAAACAAAATATTGGTGTTATTGCCCAGGAAGTAGAAGTCATCGTTCCAGAAGTAGTTCATACAGATCCAGAAGGAATGAAGTCAGTAGCTTATGGCAACCTCGTAGGGTTACTAATAGAATCTATTAAAGAATTAACTGCCCGTGTAGAATCACTGGAAAAACAAATTTTTGGTGATTCCAAATAAAATAAATACATAAAGTAAGCGGAGAAAAAAAGTGGCTTTTAAGGTTATAAACAACGAAGTAATTACAGACAGTAGCGTATTACAAAATACTACTATTGATGAATCCAACGTCTTAAACAATGTGTTTAACGTAACAGACGGCACGACATCGCAACAGATTAACAGGGGCGGTACAGTAACATTTACAGCGGGTGCTGGTGTTACTATTACACAGTTAAACGGCACAGTTACAATTTCAAGTGACGCAGAAGGTATTGAGGACTTAATCTCTCCGCTATTAGTCCATGGGAACCATACATATATTGACGCAACTTACGATGATCTTAATGACCAAGTACTACTAGCAGTAAATATTACAACAGACGGTGTTGCTGAAGGAACAAATCTTTATTATACAGATGCCAGAGCAGATGCACGTATTGCTCTACAGACTGGAATTTATCTAGACCTGAGTGCCAAAGACACTGACGATTTATCAGAAGGTACTACAAATCTTTACTATACTGACGCACGTGTAGATGCCCGTATACCTACAAACGTAAGTGCGTTCACAAACGATGCAGGATACTTAACAAGTTACACAGAAACAGATCCAATATTCTTAGCAAGTGCAGCCAGCGGTATTGCAGCAGGTGATATTACTAACTGGAATACAGCATATGGTTGGGGAGATCACTCATTAGCTGGATACTTAACAAGTTACACAGATACTAACACGTATTTACAGAGTCTTGGATTCAATACTTCAAATGGTGTATTGACAGCGACACTGACTGATTCTTCAACCGTCACAGTTGACCTAGATGGTAGATATTCAACTACAGATACCACCTATAGTGCAGGAACTGGTTTATCTCTAACAGGTACAACGTTTGCCAACACAGCACCAGATCAGACAGTTGTATTGACAGGAAGTGGCGCTACATCAATAAGTGGCACTTATCCAAACTTTACAATTAGTAGTACTGACACAAATACAACTTATACCGCTGGTAGTGGATTAACACTAGCAGGAACAACATTTAGTCATACTGATACATCAAGTGCTAGCGATTTAACTGCTAGTGCAAGAACATACGTAACAGGTCTAACTTTTGATACTTTTGGACACGTAACAGGATACAGCACTGGTACTGAAACAGTAGTAGATACAGACACAAATACAACATACAGTATTGGTAGTGAAACTGCAACAGGCGGCGTTAATTTAAGATTAACTGGAAGCGATGCAACGACTGATGATGTTAAATTTGCTAATGGTTCTAATATAACAATTACTCGAACAGATGCTAATACAATTACTATTGCAGCGACTGATACTAACACAGATACACTACAAAGTATAGCAAATAATACTGGCGCAGCGGATCGTTTTATAACAATGGTTGCCAATGCAAGCGGCGCCCAGTCTGGTCTTTCAAATGCTGGTTTAAAATATAATACATCAACACAAAAATTAACATTGGGCGGTGATTTAGCAGTCGCCGGTGATGCAACTATTAGCGGCAATTTAACAGTATTGGGTACAACTACTACAGTTGATGTTGCAAGTCTTTCAATTACTGATAACTTGATCTATCTAAACAATGGCGGTACAGCGACTATTACTAATGCTGTTGGTAATGGCACAACTGTAACATACACTGCTGACAATAACTTTAGCACTGGATATACAGTTGATGTAACAGGTGTAAATCCAAGTGCTTACAACGTTACTGATGCAACTATTACAAGTGCCAACGCAACTAGCTTTACAATCAGTAGCAGTGCTACTGGTACATATGTAAGTGGTGGTAGTGCAAGAGCGCACACAAATACAAATGTTGACTTAGGTTGGGCAGGCAGCTATACTAGTGGAAGTTATGCACACGCTGGTCTATTCCGTGATGCTTCTGATGGCATATTTAAAGTATTTGACGGTTATACCCCTGAGCCTGATGACGCAGTAGACATTGATACAAGCCACGCAAGTTTTAGCCTAGCAGACATGCAAGCCGCTAACTTTATTGGTAGTTTGACAGGAAATGCTGCAACAGCAAGTAAATGGGCAAATGCTAGCACTATTACACTAGGTGGCGATCTAACTGGTAACGTAAGCATTGATGGCAGTGCAAACGTAACACTTACTGCAACCATTGCAGCAAATAGTGTTGCGCTAGGTACAGATACAACTGGTAACTATGTAGCAGGATTAACTGCTGGTACTGGCATTGCGGTCACTGGTACTGCTGGTGAAGGTTGGAGCCCAACAGTAACACATAGCAACACAACGAGAACAGACACAACAAGTGCAGGCACACTAACACATGGCGGTACATTTACTGCCGTTGATAGCATAGCATCAAATGCCCTAGGTCACGTTACTGCTATTAATGTTAAAACATTGACAATGCCTTCAGATACTAATACAACATACAGTATTAGTAGTGAAACTGTAGCTGGCGGCGCAAATTTACGACTAACAGGAAGCGATTCGTCAACTGACGATGTTAAAATTGCCAGTGGTACAAACGTAACCGTAACACGTACTGATGCAAATACTATCACAATTAGTAGTACTGATACAAACACAACCTATAGTGCAGGAACTGGTTTATCTCTAACAGGTACAGTTTTTGCTAACACAGCACCAGATCAGACAGTCGTATTGACAGGAAGTGGTGCTACATCAGTAAGTGGTACATATCCAAACTTTACAATCAGTAGTACTGATACAAATACCGTATACACGCTACCTGCTGCGACATCAACAGTACGCGGCGGCATTGAGTTGTTCAGTGACACTGTTCAATAAGTAGAAGCAACCGCAGTAAGTGCTACAGCAAGTAGAACATACGGTGTACAGGTAAACTCAAGTGGACAAGCAGTAGTTAACGTGCCATGGAGTGATACAAACACAACTTACACCGCAGGAACTGGCTTAACACTATCTGGTACACAATTCATTAACGCAGCACCAGATCAAACTGTTACACTAACAGGAAGTGGGGCTACATCAGTAAGTGGTACATATCCAAACTTTACAATCAGTAGTACTGATACAAATACAACATATGGCGCAGCTACAAGTACAGTACTTGGTCTAATTAAACTAGAAGACGACACAGTTCAATCAGTTGCAGCAACCGCAATAAGTGCTACAGCAGGTAGAACATATGGCGTACAAGTAAACAGTGCAGGTCAAGCAGTTGTTAACGTACCTTGGGTTGACACAAACACAACTTATGGCGTAGCTACTACAAGTGCAAATGGTCTGATGTCTTCAACAGACAAGAGCAAGCTAGATGGTATCGAGTCAGGGGCAACTGGTGACCAGACTGCGGCTGAAATCCTGACTGCAATCAAGACTGTGGATGGTGCAGGTTCCGGCCTTGACGCCGACCTGTTGGATGGCTTAAGCAGCGCATCTTTCTTGCGGGCTGATGCGAACACTGCGACCACAGGATATTTACAAGCAGAAGGGTTTGTGAACACTGCTGGAGGATCACTTTCTATCTTCAACCCTCAAGGCGCAAGCTATGCGACCACCACCACCACGGTAACTGGCGCTATCAAAATCACTTTGCCGCAATCATGGACCAATACCATGATGCGAATGACTATTCGTATTTACGAATATGCAACAAATGAAGCGTTTGAGGTTGTTTGTGGTGGCTATAACTATTCGCCAAGTGCAACTTGGGCCAATAGTCCGTTTGCTTATATCATCGGATCGCCAAATGTGAACCGCAACTTCACTGTGCGTCTTGGGCATGATGGCACATATTGCTGCGTTTACATCGGTGAAACAACAAGCACTTGGTCTTATCCACAGGTTGCAGTAACGCATTTTGTTGCTGGTTATAGCAATTACGATGCGGACCAATGGAACGACAACTGGGCTGTTGGTTTTGCAACGACACTTGGGACAATCACAGCCACGATTACCAACTCTGAGATTGGCCGTTATTTGGACGGTAACGTGGTTTGGCATGGCGGTAACGATGGCGCTGGATCAGGCCTAGACGCTGATACACTTGACGGCGTACAAGGTGCTAGTTTCTTACGCAGCGATGCAACTGATACCGCGAGCGGTGTTATTACATTCAGTAATGCCACAGCATCAACATCAACAACTACTGGCGCAGTGAAGATTACTGGCGGATTAGGTGTTGGCGGAGCAATTTATGCCGGCGGTGATGTTACAGCTTATTCAGACGAACGACTAAAAGACAACATTGAAACAATCACAAATGCAGTAAATAAAGTTGACCAACTACGTGGTGTTACATATACACGTAAAGAAGATGGCATTGCTTCAACTGGTGTTATTGCGCAAGATGTGGAAAAAGTTCTACCACAGGCAGTAACAACTGATGAAGATGGTATGATGTCAGTTAAGTATGGCAACATGGTTGGCTTGCTAATTGAAGCAATCAAAGAACAAAACGAAACAATTAAGGGTATGCAAGCAGAGATTGCTGAACTTAAGGCTAGACTTAACAACTAAGTTATTGTATAGTAAAAATTAAATAAATATACTAGTATGCAGAGTTGTATACTTTTAACGTTAAAAGTAAAATGAGGAGTCTCATAAATGGCATTACCAGCAACGGGTGCGACAATTACAATGGGTCAGGTTCGCGACTATTTTAGTTTGTCAGGCACTGTGACTCTATACCAGTTGGGTACTTTCATTTCACCAAGTGTAACAACAAACATTTCATTGTCAGCAACATTTGGCGGATGGCAGAACCCTAACTCAACAGGGGCAAGTCCATAATTTATGATTTAAGAGCGTTGTCTTCATTAGTGTTGACAACGTTCTTCTTTCACATTATAAATAAAATTACATAAAAACTCAATAAATTCACAGGAGAAAAATATGAGTATTAGAACACGATTTGAAATCGAGACATTTCTATTAGGCGCACATCCTACTAAATCTCGGCAAGCAAAACAACTAGTAACCGAACTAGAACAAGCAAAAGCACAAGACCATCCAGATCTTCCAGTACTAGAAGCAGTATACGCAGACTTTTCATCAGAAAATGATGTTGAAGCACTACTATCAGCAATTGAAACTGAAGAAGAAGAATACTGGGTTAAGCGTCTAGCAAGACTAGCTGCAATTGATATTCTAACAATTGGTAAAGTACAGCCAGAACATATGAACTATATGGCAGCACTAAGTGATGAAGCATTCGCTGCATGTGTTAAGAGTGCTTCACTGATGGCTAAAACAATGAACGAACAAGTTCGTGAAATTGAAGCAGAACTAAGCTCAGAACTTTCAGAATAAGTTAAAACATGGTATCGATACCAAACTATCTATACCGTGCAGATAAGAATGCGCGAGTTGCGATATGCGTTCCTGTGCGTGACTACGTGACTGCCGCGTTTTCTTTCAGTCTCGCTATGCTCTTAAAAAAGTGTGGCGAGACTGATCGTAAAACATCATTACATATGGTAATGGGCAGTGAGATAGCAAGTCAACGACAGCAACTAGCAACTGAAGCATTATCTACAGAATGCACACACATTCTTTGGCTTGATAGCGATATGCGTTTCCCCAATATTACATTGGAAGCACTATTATCACACGACAAAGATATTGTTGCGTGTAATTACAGCACACGTGTAGAGCCACATATGCCAGTAGCATTTACTAGCAAACAAAACATGGGTGAAAGACTTGGTGCAGATGTAGGATTAAATAAAGTAGCAGCCGTTGGAATGGGATGTATGCTAGTAAAACGCAATGTTTTTGAAAGCATGTCACTACCTTACTTTGGCGTTGAATGGAATCAAGACTATACGAGTTTGATTGGTGAAGATTTGTATTTTGCTAACAAAGCAGATCTTGCTGGATATGATATTTGGATTGATTCAGATTTAAGTAATAGAATTGCTCACATAGGAACAAGAGCATACACATTAGAGGGTGATTGTACATGATTAATTTAGAGAGATCAGCATTATTTGACTACAAAGGTCAAACTGTAATCACACCTTGGGACAGATTAAAGAAACACATTTTTCAATCATATCCAATACACATGACAGACCGCGTCATTACAGAAGATCATTTGTTAGAAATAGCACGTGAATATGAAGACCGTGCTGACATGATTTGGATTGTAGATCAAAGCATTAAAACAGTAGCGGACTTTCCATGGCATTACCGCCCTAGTGATCTTGGTAGAAACTTTATTCATGAATTCCCAAGAGTGACACGCAGAAGTAAACGTCCAATGCTTTGGGGAGATGTAAGACTAGTGCCAACAGGCGGAGTAGCACACGGCACTTTTAAAAACAAAATCATTGCCACATATCATGAAGCAGACTTTGACATTGTAATGTTAAGTTATCATGAAAGTGAAGCAGATGCAAACTATCAGAGACTGGTAGCACGTTTCCCAGATATTAAACACGTTAAAAACGTTAAAGGCATTGCTGAAGCACACCGCGAAGCAGCACGTATTGCTGAAACTGAAATGGTTTGGATCATTGACGCTGACGCAGACATCCTGCCTAGCTTTAACTTTGATTATATTCCGCCAATGGCAAATCGTAAGAATACAACGTACAGTTGGTTTGCACGTAATCCAGTAAATGGATTGGAATACGGATACGGTGGTATCAAACTTTTCCCACGCGAACAACTATTGGAGATGGGACACGAACTACCAGACTTTAGTACTGGTGCAGCATTTTACCAACCTGTTCGCGATGTTGCTAACATTACTAGCTTTAACAAGGACCCATTCCGCACGTGGCGTAGTGCCTTTCGCGAATGTGTTAAACTGTCAAGTAAGATCAATCCTAACCAAAAGGATAGTGAGTCAGAAGAACGACTAGAGACTTGGTGTACTGTTGACAATGGCGCACGTTTTGGCCGCTATTGTATTAAAGGTGCTATTGAAGGTCGTGAATACGGTATTGCTAACAAAGACGATGTTGAAGCACTAAACAAGATTAACGACTTTGAATGGTTGCGTGAACGCTTTGTTGAAAGCATGAAACAGCGTACAGTCAGAACAGATGATTAAAATAAAGAACCCGCCTAGTGCGGGTTTTTTGTTGAAAAAAATTCAAAAAAAAGTAAAAAAGGCGTTGACAAACCAAGACACATTGCTTATATTAGTATTGTAGGAAGCAAAAGGAACCTAGCTCATGATGACCTTCGAAGAGATCAGCAAAGACCACTTTATCGCTACCAATAGCATCAAATCAGTTCGTATCTCAAAAGTATACGGCGGTAACTGGATGTTGTTTACTCCTGAAGGTCGGTTGCTTGACGAGTTCACTTCTGCCGGTCCTTTTGTAGAATTTGAAGCTGCTAAACGCAATGCAGAAATGAATGTTGGTATGTATATCAAGTTTGAGGAGACTGTATAATGTCCTACAATAAAGAAGCAGTTGAGAAGGCAATCAAAACTTCTCGAAAGCCTATCTCTGGTAAAGAAGCAAAACTCATTCATGCTCTACTGAAAGGTCGCAAATAATGTATCGTGTAAACTTTAACATGGCTGGCTTCGTGTTTGACGAATATTTTGATGATTACGCTGATGCACAATCGTTTGCAAAAGATCGACAAGCAGTTGGGTTCCAAACCCTAATCACAAAGGTAAAATAACATGGCATATTACGTTCGTGTAGATGGTGAGATTGTATTAATTGCTACTCGTAAATCTGATGTTGACGATTTGGTAAGATCAATGAAATTCGACCCAACTATAAAATCAAAAAAAGTTACAGTTTCTGAAGAATAACTCTTGACAATGTCAAGACACATTGCTTATATTAGTATTGTAAGCGTTAGAGAAAAGGACACGCGAAATGACTAAGATTGATACTAAAACTAAACTTGAATACGTTGCACTGATAATTGAAGAAGTTAAAAAACTTGGTTCCGACTTTGTTTTCCGTAATCAGATTACTCACATGCTTCTTGACATGGGAATTGAACCTAATGGCTACATGTTCAAAAAACTTGAAGAAAGTTCATTAGTCAATGAAAAAATCAAAGTCAAAGGCGCGGTCAAGTACGCTTAATTGAAACTATCAAGCCAATTAGAACCATCCGCAGCACAGTTGTTGTGGATGGTTTTTATTTTCTTTATGATATCTTTATTAAATAATTGTGCCTTAACACCAGGATGCAGTGGACGCGGCCAGTTACCAATTTTAACCCAGCAAAAGCCATCGCTTTCGTTATTCAATACTGGTACAAACTCTTCGTATACAGCGACAACAAAAGTATTGTAAGTAAACTTTTTATCAGGACTTGTAAACTTATTCAGCGGATAAACTTTTTCCACACCTGGTAACATACCAATCTCTTCTTCTAGTTCACGCAATAATGTCTGTATAGGACGTTCAGCCTTCTCGCCCTTACCTCCAAAGAAGCCCCAGGTGCGAGGGTGACTAGATTCATTACTACGCTGTTGTAGCATAACACGCCCAGTATCAACTGCTAAAAATAAACAACCACTGGCTTGCAATGTTACACCTTAACCGCATTAGAATATATCATGGTTTTAAAATCTTGCCATTTGTACATTGCGTTTGATCTATGCAGTGGCATATACCAAAACCAATAAGTAGTACCAAAATCATTAAACTTGCTAGTGTTCATATGACCAGGCATATCTTGCTTATTCCAGAACATCTCTTCCATACGTTGATATATAAGTTTCGCATGATAATTGGTTATCTGCATCGGTTCTAAATCAAGTAACGACTCTTCTATTTCTATATCATCCCTAGTTTCGTGTAATTCTCTAATAAAACCAAAACTATTTACGTCTCTAGATAATTGATGCCTGTTATTATTTAATATAGTTTCTAATGCATATTCAGGTCGTTCATAAGTAATAGGAGATTTAGTTATTATAACTTTTGATACGTTTGGATATTCATCTACTAGAGCCGCAATATGTATTGGCAAAAAAATTAAATTAAAAAAACTAATTTCTATATGTACTACATCAACAGACGGCATCACTTCTACTAACCAGTCTTGACTATTCTCATAAAAATCAGGACCTTGGCGTGCTAGCATTTCATGTATACACATATGCCCTAGATAATCTATATGATTTAATCCATTCTCGTCTGTCCAGTATGCCATTATAGATATATCCTCCAATAACCCGCCTTATAAACACCTTCGTAACTGTTGAACCAGTCAGTGCCATTCCACTCCAATTGGTCAGCTGACGTAGCGTTATAAACATAATGTTGCCCACTAATACTTGAAGCATCAAAAACAACAATCCAGCCGCTGCCGTTGTACTGAACTATATCATTAACTTTACCATCAACAGCACCCCAAGCCCCGCCAGTTGGCATATCACTCTGTAACAAATATCTCTGTCCTGCTTCCGCCACTGGCACAACTCCATCTCCTGGAAAGTTTCTAGCAGGATTAATAACACCTGTAATTGGCGATAGTGTGTTTGACGGTAATGTATCAACATCAATGTCAACTATTAATGCATTAGGATCAGTAGGATGATAACTCAAACGTCCAATGATGTCGTTATCTGTGTCTCCTGGATTATTTGATTTACGCAGACGGAGTTGACTAATACCTTCTCGTAATGCACCAAACGGTATTAGAGCATTTTGCCATTCAAGAGTGTTGCCACCATCATCAGTTGTTACACCGGCGCTGTTTAACAAGTAGGCATTTCCGTCAATATAACGCAACTTACGATCTTCAAATGTTATGACAGTATATTGTAGTGTTGAAGTATCAAATGGCTCTTGATTTTTAAACGCATCTAAATCAGCATCATCAAGGTTATACAGTTCATTTAAAACAGTGTGAATAAGTTTTTGTTGCTTTACTTTCGCAGGCGGGTTAATCCAGATAGGCATTTCAAATGTAAGTGTAGCAACATCAATAATATCGTCAATACTACTGCCAACACTGCGACTGCTCCAGATGGTGTTTGTCATTTCAACATACGCAAGTCTTGACCAATCAAGCCCATTGCTGGTTGTCTGAATGTTTAGTGTTGGGTTAAACAGTACAAGTATCTGCTCAAGTAATTGTAATTTCTGATCAGTATTACTGGTCCAGACATCACAATTCATTACCAGCTTATAAGGAACTGGCATGTGTCTTTCAACAGTATATGTTCTACCTACCTCATTTAAATACTCACCAGTGGCTGGATCAATCTTCTTTTCATATATTGGTAATTTTTCTATATGTGTTTGGTCCATGCGATATGATGGACTCATGTCTAAACTTGTCACATAGCAGCTTACAAACGGAACAGTGTTGGTAACGTTCTCGCTGTTTTCACGCTGAATGTGTGCTGCCATACGGCTAATATCACCATAACGAACAGGCACCTTTTGAAAGATCGGAAACCGATCATCGCTAACACCCATTTGCACACTAAATCCACTAAACAAGCGAATGAACTGTTGGATATATCTGCGTATTTGTTTATCGTAAAAGTAATCTGCCATCATTCAAAATCCGTCTTTGGTGTTATAACTTGACTCAGTGGCTGACGTTCTGGGAACTCTTGATTGTCCACAACAGTTGTGTTATTGTTGTTAATAAAGCTACCTGCGTTGTATGTTCTATCACTCCAAGTAACATCGCTAATATTGTCGTATAGTCTATGCCAACGACTACCACGGAATACAAACAATCTGTTTGGAGTAAAGTCTGTTCTTATAAAGTAATCGCCATCGTTTGGCTCCTGTGGGAACTGATCGCCAGTCTGAATAGTTTCGCCATGATCATATTCTTCAGTGGTATCTGCTACTCCAAACAAATGTTCAGCCAGTGGAATACCCAGTGGATCAGCAGCCTCAGCACTTGCTACAATAGCATCACTAATATTGATCTCTGTTTTGTAGCTACTAATTTTGTTCTTTAAGCTATCTGGATCACCAGCAGTACCAAGAATGTCAGCGTATTCTTGTGTATCTGTAAGTGGGCTAACTTTAACCCGCCAGATATGCGGATACCAGGTCTGACTAAAACCTTCACTACCACGGTTGGCGTCCTGTACTACATAAAACTTGTTTACAGCATCACGATCATGATTTAACAGCAAGTCATCACGCAAGTGCGGCAACTCAAATACATCACCTGGCATAATCTTACGACCTAACTTTTCAACCATGTCGTTAATGTGGAATGTAATAAACAGTGTATCGTTTGTCAGGAACAACCCAAACTGGCTCAAGTCAAAATCATTGTCACTTACGTTGTATACGCCACGTAACTCATAAATGTCAGGATCATACTTGCGGTCACGATTTTCCATGAACAGTAGGTCTTGTATCTTTGTTTCGTTGATCCAGCCTTCTGGGTTGACTTCAATGCCAAGTGTAGGATCTAACTCCAGTCCACTGCCGTAGTTTGGTTCAGTAGGATCATTGCTGTTAAGCGTTTGTTTTGGGCCAACATATTTGTGTATATGAACAGCAGTGCCGCCAATATCAAACTGCTCACGAATATTTCTATCCATGAACTTGTAATCGTTGCCCTTAAATGGTTTGTAGAGACTTAAACGTGGCATATTTTTCCCCTTATATCGTATTTAGCTATTGACAAGCATTACGTAATGCTTTATAGTAAGATGTAAACAGAAACACTGGAGACTAAAATGGCTAAAAGTATTGGTGTCAAGATCCCTAAGAAAAAACCACGTGCTAAAGTAAACCGCAAAACTGGCTTTGCTGATCCAGTGTGGACTGGGTGGGAACGCTGGAGCGGTGAGAAGTTTCACCGTGAAGTAGACCGTTTGAAGTTCATGTATTACAATCAGGTCGATCCCAAAGATCTAATGCCTAGCGTATATCACTGGATGAAAGAAAACGGGTATACTCCCAAGCAGATCAAAGCAGCTAAAGCAGTCTGGATTAGTCCCAACGTTGCTATTCAGTGCAAGCTACTTGCTACTGGTATGCCAGCATACAATCCCAAACACGCAGAATACTGGGAGTCACTTCCTGGTACTGGTGACGAGATGAAGCCTGTCACTGACTTTGTTAAAAAGTATGTTGACCAGGCTGTTGCTGAGGGCATGAGCAAAGTAGCTGAAGTTGAAGCAAAAGAAAAAGCCAAAGCTAAAACGCATACTCCAAGCATTCAACAAGTTATGCGTGAAACAGCAGCCAACATGGCTGAAGCGATTGACGATGTAGTTGAGGACTTCATTCGCACTAATGATCCTGGCGTTGTAAAAGAGTTTGACCCAAAGTCAGTGCTTGTCAAAGTTCAAGCAAAAGCTAATCATGCTCGTATTATTCGTAAGTTTTACGAAGGCGACTATGCGGAGATGCAGCTCGTTAACAATGTACCCAGTGCCAGTCAGCTTAAAAAGATGACTGAAAAGGAGCAGGACGAGTGGGAACAGATCAAAGAAGGCTATTCCCACTATAGCACTGCCCAAAAGAAAGCAGCACTTGAACTGTTTAAGAAGATCATTGACGCTTGTGATATGATTATCGCAGAACAGAAAGTAACCAAGGCACCGCGCAAGATTAAAGCCAAGAGCCCTGAACAACTGACTAGCAAACTCAAGTTTAAGATTAGCGATAACGATTTGGCTATTACTAGTGTACCACCTGCACAGCTAATTGGTGCGGTTGCGGCAGTAGTGTATAACACTAAGAATCGTAAACTGGGTGTTTATATTGCTGAAGATGAAGCTGGGTTTGATGTTAAAGGCACCAGCCTAACTGGCTACAATGAAAAGACTAGCCAGCAAAAGACATTGCGCAAACCAGCGGAAGTAGTGGGCAAGTTTAAGAAAACAACCAAACCCAAGATGTTGCGAGAGTTTGCGGACATTAAGACTACTGAAACATTGCTCAATGGCCGCTTTAACGAAGAGACGATTATCCTAGCAGTGTTTAAGTAAAACAACCACATATACTAAGACGTAGGGAGGCTCACGCCTCCCTTTTCTTATAAATAGTAGTAAGGAGATCTATTATGAGCGCAAAAAATGATTTGATCAAAGAAATGGAACTACGCCTTGGTGGCGGCATGGTTGATGTAGAGCTTGACCCAGAGCATTACGAATTGGCTATTAAAAAGAGTTTAGCAAAATATCGTCAACGTGCAGAAAACGCAGTTGAGGAAAGTTTTGTATTTCTACCAGCAGTTTCAGAAGTCAACGAATACACATTGCCAAACGAAGTAACTGAGGTTAAAGACATTTATCGCAGAACTTCTGGTGGCATGGGTATTGGTAGCGGTAGTGATTTTGAACCATTCTATGCCTCATATATGAATTCATATCTACTGGGATCTGCAAGAGCAGGCGGGTTAGCATCTTATGATTTCCTTATGCAAAACCGCGAAACTATGGGTAGGCTGTTCGGATCAGAGATATTGTTCACATGGCGCCCACAAGATCACCGCATTATCCTACATCGTAAGCTAAAAACGGACGAAACACTAGTGTTGCACGTTTACAACTATCGTCCAGACGATAACTTGCTAAACGATAACTATGCTGGTCCATGGATCAAAGACTATGCGTTTGCACACGTTAAGTTAATGCTAGCTGAAGCACGTGGCAAGTTTAGTCAGATCGCAGGCCCACAGGGCGGTACAACAATGAACGCCGATACACTACGCAGCGATGCACAGGCAGAGATGGACAAGTTAGAAGTAGAGCTAACATTGTACAATGATGGTAGTGCAGGATTAGGCTTTATTATTGGATAAACTGCTAAGTTAACCCTATTTCAGCATGTTTTTCAGGGGTCTGCTATAAATAGTAGTAGAACATAGATTCTCGAATTTACATGTAAAAAGATAAGGAGAACTTTAAAAAATGGCAAATCTAGTTTCACCTGGAGTACAGGTCACAGTAACAGATGAGTCAGTTTATGGTCCAGCAGGTTCAGGCACAGTACCAATGTTATTCATTGCTACTGGCGAAAACAAAGCAGACCCAACTGGCACAGAAGCTGACGGTATCGCTAAGTATACCAAAGCATCACAAGCCGGAAAACCAGTCCTTGTCACATCACAACGCGAACTAACACAATACTTTGGGAATGTCGACTTCCGCAAAGTAGCTGGATCAGTAGTGCAGGGTGACGAAACAAACGACTACGGTCTTCTAGCAGCATATTCTTTCCTAGGTCAAAGTTCAGCAGCGTACATTGTACGTGCAAACGTTGACACAGCAGCACTACGTCCACAATCAAGTGAGCCAGTAGGTCCAGCTGCAAACAATACATACTGGCTAAATCCAGCAAATACATCATATGGTTTATTTGTATACAATGGTTCTAGCTGGGTATTACAAACACCAACAGTAGAAATCACAACAGGCGGCGGCGGCCCATCAGTGACAGTAGTTAATGGTAATTACCTAGTAGTAATTGATAATGGCGCAACATCAACAGAAATTTCATACTGGATTGGTCAAGGCGGCAATTGGGTAGCCCTAGACAGCACATGGAACGGCGGCGGCGCCCTAAGTGCAACTTATGCACCACACTATTCACAACCAGCAGCCGCCGTCGCAGGCGATGTTTGGGTTAAAACAACTCAGCCAGGTGGTGGTCTAGACTTAGATCTAAGTCTATATACTACATCAGCAGGTGATTTTATCCAACAACAAGTTCTATATGTACAAACTGCAAGTCCATCTGGTGCGTCATCAGACGTATTCCAAGATGGTAGTGTTGGCGCAACACGTAATTTATTAGAAGGTGATATTTGGGTATCAGTTCTTGATGGTGCATTGGGCATTGCTCGCTATGATGCTACAAATTCAGAGTGGGATGATATCGCAACTGATGATTCAGTAGCAACAGGCGGATTTGTAATCGCAGTATCAACTTCAGAACCAGTAGGCAATCCTACTGACGGCACAGTTTGGTACGATCCAGATTTAAACCAACTAGAAGTTTTTGAAATTGCACTTGATGGTGGCGCAAATAAATGGGCGCGCATCGAAGCAGTAACATATAGTTCAGTAGCACCATCAGGTGCTACTGCTGGAGATTATTGGGTTAATACAACTGGTGAATATCCAACCATTTATCGTCATAATGGTGCTGACTGGGTACTAAAAGATAACACAGACCAAGCAACAAATGCTGGCGTAGTATTTGGTGATATCTATGCAGATGAAACAAATGCTGGCGATTATGTTGCATCAGTTGATGTTCTACCAGGTGGTCCAAACCCACTAATCTTCCCAGTAGGAACAACAGGCATTAACATGTGCCGTTCAGGTGGTACAGTCCGTGTATACGATGCAAGTCTAGGTACAACTTGGAAATGGCGTAACCTAGCAGGCAATCACGCAGACGGTTCAGGCGCATTTGGCCGCAAAGCACAGCGTAAAGTTGTCGTTACAGCAATGCAAGCAAGTGCAAGTGGCACAGAGCTACGTGAAGATACAGTACAATTCCGTCTACTAGCAGCACCAGGTTACCCAGAACTATTTGACGAAATGGTAGCACTAAACAGTGATCGTAACGAAACAGCATTTGTTATTGTTGACGCACCATTCCGTGCTAACCCAACAGCAGCAATTGCTTGGGTACAAGGCACAAGTGCAACTGAAAACGGCGAAGATGGTCTAGTAGGACGCAGCACATATGCAGCAGCATACTATCCAAGTGTTCTAACAACCAACCCAGCAACTGGCGATAGTGTTGTTGCTCCAGCATCACACAGTGTACTTTACACATATGCTTACAGCGATAACGTTTCATACCAATGGTTTGCGCCAGCTGGTTTGACACGCGGTGTTGTACAAAACGCTTCAAACGTTGGTTACATTAACGCAGAAGGTGACTTTGTAGCAGTTTCACTAACACAAGGTTCACGTGATACAATGTATGAAAACAAGCTAAACCCAATTGCTCGTTTCCCAGCAGAAGGCATTATCGTGTTTGGTCAGAAGACACTAGCAGCAGGTGCAAGCGCACTAGACCGTGTAAACGTAGCACGTCTAACAGCTTACCTACGCGAGCGTTTTGCAGTTATTGGTCGTCCATACTTGTTCGAACCAAATGACACAAGCACACGTAGAAACGCAAAAGGCACATTTGATGGCTTCATGGGCAATATTCTAGCACAGCGCGGTGTATACGACTTTGCTGTTGTATGTGATGAAACAAACAACACACCAGCACGTATTGACCGTAATGAGCTATGGATTGATGTTGCAATTGAACCAACAAAAGCAGCGGAATTCATCTACATTCCAATCCGCATTGTTAACACAGGCGAACTAAGCTAAAATATAGCTTAAAATTATAGTAAATAGGGCGGTAGAAATACTGCCCTATTTTTTTGAGCAAAAAGCATAAATACATTATATAAAACAAACCTTAAAGGAGATTTATAAATGGCTGTAACAGTAAACTTTGGTGTCCCAACAGAACAGACTGGTGGCACACTTATGCCAAAACTACAATACCGTTTCCGTGTTTCATTCACAAACCTGGGCGGTCAAGGTACAACTGGTTCACTAGTAACACGCAACGTTGTTAGTGTAACACGCCCAGCTCTAGATCACGAGGACGTAACAGTTGATGTTTACAACTCAAAAATTCGTTTAGCTGGTAAACACACATGGCAAGATGTAACTCTTGTAATTCGTGATGACGT